TTGGTTTAGTTAGTTTACCAAATATAATACCATCATCATCATTTGAAGCACTAAAAATATGTACGCCGTATTCGTTTTTAGATTTAATACTCAACGAACCGGATACAATTATGTCTTGAACTTTAACTTCGTTTTTAAGTCCTGCTTTTACCATTTTTAATTAATTACTTCAAAAGTTAAATCATCATCAAAATACTGAATATCTCCTTCTCCAAAATCAACTTTAAATTCCATCTTATAGACTCTTCCTATTTCCCAATTGGAAAGATTTAATTTAAAATAATTTCCACTACTATTACAACTTATTTTTGAATAGTCACCAAATGGTACAATTACATCATCTGATGCGAAGTCTTTAATTTGATAATATGACGATGTTGGTAGATATTTAATATCGTTGTATGTGAATGTATTACTAAAAGTTTTTACAGGATAAAGTTCTCTACCTAAAACTTCTATTTTAGGTGTTGTATTTACTTTATATTCTTTTTTGAAATTTCTTGCTACAACTTTTAAATTTGTTGAAGTAATTGCCGATAATGAGCCAGTTGAAAAAGCTTGGTCGTTCCAACCAATTCTTAATTTTGGTTGATATATAGTATGCGTTTCTTTACTAAATAATTTTACAATACCATAATCTTCCGTATCAGTTTCTACAGAGTTTGAGTGTTTTAATATAATACCATCATTTGGAATAGAACCACTTATCCATGCTCTAATCATAGATTTAACATCCATTTGAATATCTGCTGTTTGGTAATTAAAATACTGAGATGATTCTGAAGTGGTGTAATACACACCACCCAATCCATTATAACTTCCAGTAGAACCCAAAGCATATACATTATTAGGTAACCATCTATCTTTTGAATCACCTTCTCTATAATTCCAAGTCACACCTTCTGTTGTAATATCATCGAATCTAGTTCCTTTACCCATTTGCCAACTTCCAGAAATTGGATGTGCGTATATTGTATATTCTAAAGGAATTTCTTCACTTTCAGTTTCTCTCAAAACTAAAGTTGCTTCTCCTAAATTCATACTACCATTTGAAATGGATGATGATAAGTGACTTATATCAAATTTTAATAAAGCTCTTGAAACATCTTTTATTGTTCCATAATAAACTTTAGTCACTTCTAATACTTCATCCAATCCAGTATTTTGGTTTGGTTGTTGTAGATAAACCGTTGCATCTTTTGATGCTGTTATAAAATAGTATGCCATTATCTTACTCTACCTTTTATGTCTGAATCAGGATATTTCACCTCAAAAACTGATGGGTCTAATGATGGATATACAATCTTATCTTTTGTTGCCGCAGTAATGTTATAAGAATTATTTGTATATCTACCACCCCCACATTTATTTACAATTTCAACCATAGGTACTGATGATACTCCTTCAACATTTGCTATTAACAATTCAACTTCACTCAAATTTATAGTTTGATTAAATTGCCAATTTTCAGTATTGAAGTAATCTTTTAACTCAGTTATACACTTAGTCAATACTTCAGATTTATTGTAATTTTGGTAAACAATAATTTCAAAGTTTATACCAATATTTATAATAAAACCATCTAATATATTTACACCATCAGTTAAGATACGGTATTCATTTAAATAAGTTTTTAAGTTTTCTTTTACGCCTCTATTTAATTGACTTAACCTACCATCAGAATTATATCCTAATAAATAAAGATTAATTGCAAATGGATTATTTTTTTCGTTTGTATTTGAAGTTTTTCCAATTAAAAATTTTTGTATATCTTGCTTAACACTTGCTACATTAGGTTCTTCACTATCAGGTTTATTTACAAAGCTCATTACCAAATCAGTAAATTCTTGCAAATTATTTGGAGATGCTAATATTGATGATGGTGAATTATTATCTAACGTACCATCTGCTGTTGCAAATGCCTTTGCTATACCACCATATTTTGCAGGCATAGATAATGCTCTTACTTGATAATCTTTTGCAGTAACTGCTCTATTTTGAGAACCAAAATTTGCTAATGCATTCTGTCTAATTTCTTCTACAGTCTCACCACTTCTACCACCAGTTGCAGGTACTTCATTATCTATTGCTATGGAATTTTTAACTGTGTTGTACGTTGCTAATTCTGGTGTTGAAAATAAACTCAAATCTTCTTCATATTGAACTGCACTTATTCTTGTCAATTCACCTACACCAATATTTGAATTTACACCACCACCAATTAAATACTTAACTGTTATTGTTGTGTTGGCTGGTGATGTTCCATATGTTTTTGTTTTTAAAAAATTAGTTGGGTCGAATGATTCTTCCAATCTACTAATTGAATTTGGTAATCCCAATCCTACATTCTTAAGATTTGGAATCAATTGTTCATCTGCCGCAGATGGGTCACCAGCTCCAAATTGTATAGTCATTGTACTATCTGCATTTACTTTAGTAACAAATCGTTTTGGAGTTCTAATGGTTTTAAGAACATATGGTACTGTAGTTTTGAATTGATATAAATCAGGATCGTTTGCTTCAGTATTTGGCATATCAGCAAAAACCATTTCTTGTGCTAAATAAGGTACTTCATAATATTTGTTATTATTAGAATCTCTTACATCATAAATTTCTATTATATTTGTATCATCTAAATTAATTCTCTGAAATGGTTCGTATGTTCCAAAATCAAATGTTATTGTTTTTTCATCAGCTGATATAGCTTGTACATATTTTTTTATAAGATAGAATGTTGGTTCTCCTGTTATTGCATCTCTTTGATATACTGTGATTTCTCTATCTGTTTCATCATTAAAGTCCACAACATTTGTAGTTCTAAAAACCACTCCATTTGTATTAGATGTAGTGCGTAATCCTTCCCTTATTCTTAAATAATATTTTGGGTCTGGTTTGTTATTAGCGCCAGTTCCTATTGATGGGACTAATTGATAAATTGATAATGTAGTTATTGCTGGCGCAGTTACTTTTGGTTTATATCCCAAATATTGAGATAATGCTAAAATATTTTGAATATCTTCAGCATACACCATTAGAGATTCTTTTAATGTATCATCAACATAATAAGATAAAGAATCGCCAATATAAGATGCCATCTCTATAAACATCATACCAGGAGAAGCCTCATTAAAATCTGAATACGTTTTTGGAAAATAAGTCTTAGCATACTCAATAAGATTTTCTCTAAAACTTACAAAATCCTTATTAAGATATTTTATATCTCTACCTTTATTTTTAAAATTCTTATTTGTAATAGTTAATGCCATACTTTTTTATTATGCTGCTACATTAAAAGTAACACTGTTTAATTCTGGGTTATTTAAAACTGAAAACGATATTGTAATATTAACTAAATTATTATCTCTTTCATAATTTCCGTTTTCAACTAAAATATCTTCTACATTTACATATGGTAACCAAATTTGTATGGCACTTCCAATAGCTTCTTCTATTTTACCCGGAAGTTGGTCATCATTAAAATCAAAAATTAGATTTTGCAAATTACTTCCAAATTCCGGTTGCATTGGCCTCTCACCTTTTTTTGTGAGAAGTAAATTTTTAATATTAGATTTTGCTTGTTCTGCTGTTTTATATGCCTGAGCAAATGAATTTCCTGTCATCTGCAAAGGTAGTGTTATACCAATAGCATAATCTTCGTATTTTTTTACGTCTTGAACAAGTTTACTACCTAATACAATTGCCATTATTTCTTAAATCTTTTAACAAGCTCAGAATAATCTCTATTAAAAGCTTTATCTAATTCAGCTACGCCCGTTTGAACTCCCAATCCGGTTTTTTGAGTTCCATTAGCGAATTCACCATAACCCATTTTTTCAGCCATTGCTGTTCTACCAACTATTGAACCCATATCAGCCTGTCCAAACGCCATAGTTCTAAAACCACCAGCATCATTTGAAACAGCTGCTTTTGTTTCGTTTAGTATTTGATTAATCATTGGATTCTTACTAAATTCTTTTGATTTTGTATCTGCTACTTTAATTACTTCCTCACCTAAAATAGCTTTAGTCATACTTAATCCAGTATTTTTTGGTTGTTTTTGTTCAGCCAACAATTTCTTCATTTCAGACCTTACAGCTTCCTTAATAAGAGTAGGAAGTTGTTGTTTAATTTCCTCTTTAACTAAGATTTGAATGGCTTGTACTAATTTCTCAGTATTCATATGTCTTTATTTG